CATTTAAATACATTAAAGCTAGATGAAGTAATTAAAAATGTAAGATTCATGCTAGAAAGACCTTACGTTAAAGAATTAAGCGTACAGTATAATCAACCGGGAAATCATAGGGTAAATGACGGTATTGGTTTAGTGTTACCCGGACTATTTTAAAGAGAATTATGGACAAAACATTTTGGATACAGCCTGCAGATTCTGCATTAGGCAATTGGCAGAAAAAGATAAGCGATACCGCAAAAGTAGATACATTCTGCGCATTGCCCTGGATACACTTTGCTACACGCCCTAATGGTGATATGAGATTATGCTGTAGTGCTAATGCCAGTGGTGCTGGTATTGACCACACCGTAGGTCTTGTAAAAAATGAAAAAGGTGAGCCTGCTAACTTTGGTCGTGAAACTCCAATGAGTGCATGGAACAATGAATATATGCGTAGTGTTCGTAGTACTATGTTAGATGGAAAGATTCCAAAAAGCTGTACTAAATGCTTTGAAGAAGAAAGTAATGGGGTCAGCAGTAAAAGAGTGTGGGAAACTGTGTCTTGGATGCAAGAAGGAGTAGATGTTCCTGAATTAATTAGACAAACACAGGCTGACGGAACTATCCCTGAGAAACTTGTATATCTTGATTTAAGACTAGGACACACTTGTAATTTAAAATGTGTTATGTGTAGCCCGCATGATAGTAGCAAGTGGGTGCAAGAACATAAAGTCATGTTCCCTCAGTATAAAAGCACAATTATTTCTAATCAAATGACATGGGATCAAAAAGACTTTAATAACTATTGGCATGAGAATCCACAGTTCTGGGAAGAAATGTACAATCAAATCCCCAATTTAAAGCAAGTGTACTTTGCAGGTGGCGAGCCTTTGATGATTAAAGAACATAAGATATTCTTAGAAGAAATCATTCGTAGGGGTTATGCAGACAAAATACTAGTTAGATACAATACCAACGGGTTATTGTTAGACAATGACATTATTGACTTATGGAAAAGATTTAAGAAAGTTAAAGTTGGATTTAGCCTAGATGGAACTGATGAAAGAAATCATTATATTCGTTATCCTAGTGACTGGGGAAAGATTGAAAACAATCTACGATTATTAGACAACACTCCAGACAACATTGAGGGTAGTATAGCAACAGCAATACAGATATTAAATATCAAGCATCTGCCGGATTTCGCTAAGTGGAAAGTCAACAGCAACTTTAGAAAGATTAATCAGAGTAGACAATTGACAGGACAATTAGCCGGTGGTGGTCTTATTAATATGCATTTATTGTATATACCTACGTTTCTAAGTATTCAAATGTTGCCACCAGAAGACAAGCTAGAAGTACATGAATTGTTTAATGAATTAGAGTCTTGGCTTTATGAGAATTATACAAAGAGTGACGAGTTCTGGGTCACTAATCCATATGGGTGGAAGCGTTGGAAGTCTGTACTAAAGCATATGGACTCACAGGACCATAGTAATGAGTTACCAGCGTTTAGTGAGTATATGCAGAAATTAGACAGTTACCGTAAATTAAATTCCGGACATATATTTCCGGAACTTAAACACTTGTTTTAATTATATGGGTTGTTGACTATAACTGTTTTGCCATTGTATTCGAATTCTATAGAATAGCTAGGATCATAGTCTATGTACATTTCTGTCAATCCATTACAAAGCATTGAATAAATCTCTCCATATCCAACAACTTTGTTATTTTTTATAATTTTATAATTTACTTTTAACGGATTGTATTCCATTGTTCTCTCGCATAATTAAAAATTTTGTCAGTATCAATAGTAACAATGTTGTGTTTTGCGTATAAAGCAATATCCTCTAAGTCAGTAAATTGTCTATCTACTAACTTATCATAGGGTAACACCCACTTTTTCAAATCTAACCAAAAATAACCTAAACTGTCCATGTTGCGATGAAACACAGTAAATCCAACTGAAGGACATAGATTATTGTTTTCTTTTGATACCTCTTTAACTATGTACAATATTCGTGTTGCATCGTCAATGAAGTTTAAAAAGTAATCAGTATCAACTTGTTCTAAGAACAATTGTTTATTATAATCATCTCCCAATTGATAGTTAGGGCGATGCACTATTGAATACTGTAGGTACACCCCGTTAAACTCTAGGTATGAGCATTCAATAGGTATATCCATACGAACACCTTTGTTTATGCAATGATTATATAAAAGTGTGTTCATCTTCCAATCATGCTCGTGGAATAAGTTTGACAGTTTATAGATGATTCCGTTAAACCCTAGAAAGTATGCAGAGTTTTGTCTAGTAAGATATATTCCGTCTTTAGTGTGTTCCCATATATAATTTCCATTATGACTGTCATGGTTATTTCTGGATAGGTTATTGTGAAATGTATTGGCTCTCTCAATTGACCATGCACTAATCTTTTCTTTTAGTATGTCTAGCATATAATTTCTTTGAAATTTTTGAATAGATGGTAGGCAAATAATTTGTGCGATTTGGGGCCCGGGTGATTGCAACTGGTTAAGTCTACAGGCTGTATTTCTTTAAACAAATCAACATCCATTTTAATAGTATCTGCCCAGAAATACTTAGTTTTAAGGTCAAACATTTCTGGCAATTCTTCAAACCAATATTGAATATAATTGATATTTTTATTAGTTAGATACGTATTAATATGATGCATATGCATAAAACTCTTGATAGCTAAGTCATGCTCATCACACAAGTATTCTAACCAAGCTCTATTAAGTTTAATACTGTCATCAATCCAAGTTCCAAGATTTTGAATCTCAGTATTTTTTATAGCTAACATCTCACGGCAAGCATAAGACCACCCTATAAGTACAACATCATTGGGTTCAAAGTCAAAATTTAATACTTCATATGCAATTCTAGTATTGCTACTTCCAGAAATAGCTTTGTTAATAACCTCTTTATGTGCTAATACACCCAATAAATGACCATAGTTTTGATTTGATGGGTCGTCTAATCCATCACCATAACTATAACTATCACCAAAAATGACAATTCTACTCATAACAATTCTTTCGTTAATGGTATATCTGCCGCACATGTACAATGATTTCTATCACAAGTAACAGGACTGGTGGGTACAACGAACGAGTTGGTATATATATTTCCTAATGTTCCACCGACTCTACACGTAGCCCGATGTACGTCACCGTCCCAGTTAATCATTAAACTTTCTAACCCTGCATTACAATTCCAATTCTTATATTGATTTAAATGCTTTTTAATCACATCATTGGCATGATATAGTTCTTCTTTATCTTTGTATATTAATACAGTATTGGGCTCTACTGTGCTTGTCCTAGCTAGTATCCAATCTAAATCGTTCTGGTCATACTTCATGTCGTCAAACAAATCGTGGTCACCCTCTGTCCAACGTATTCTACGTATGCCGTAATGTATGCCATGACTGAGTAGTAATCCTACTGCGGTACGAACGTCTGACATATGCTTATGATGAGCCATGACATTGACTAATATATGAGTATGTATACCTTTTTCTTCTACTAATTTGATAGTGCGTAGTATGTCTAACCATTCATATTCAAAGTGTAGTGAAAATACCCATTGGTCAACTGTTGTTTGACTGTTATACCATTCAGGCTTTCTAGTTCCATTAGTAGTAATACTAAGCCAAAAGCCTTTACTTTTGATATGTGCTATCAATTCTTCTATATGAGGATGTACGCATGGCTCGCCCCCAGTTAAACTTAAGCGAATAGGCTTCTCTAAGTCACACAGTTTATCTACACTGGCTTTAAGTATTTCGATATCAGTATGCGGGCTACTATTATCATGTATAACTGATGGGCAGTAACTACAATCATAGTTACAACGTTTCCCTATATTCCATTCAATCTTAACACTATCCTGATGATTCCATCGACTCTTTACTTTATACATACTGTTTAAACTCTGGAATTACTGTTAATAAACTCTGGTCACGCCCACTGTCTAGTGCATAGTTAAACAATAAAAAGTCTTGCCATAAGTTATATTGGTCTTTTGCTCTTAAATAGTTGATATTGTCTTGTATCTGTTGATGCGTAATCTTACCAATTAATTGATTACTTTTAACCATATCCCATGAATCAACTTTTAATTTAACTTCTTCTAATCGGCTGATAGCTAATTCTTTTAATTGTGTGGGTAGTACTTGTGCTGATAATAAATTAGGATAACTAACACGATGGCTATAGAATATAATACCCATCTTGTTAATAAAGTAATCTACACACTCTGCTGTTTGTAATATATTGCAGGCCTGTGCAGTAAATGCACCTACGACACGGCTGACATTTGGTATCTGTTTAATCTCTTGTATATTTCTTTCAACTTCATTGAAATTGCTATTAGTACGAATATAATTGTAAACATCATGTATCCCGTCGAGGCTGACGTTAACAGCTATGCTTCTAAAGTGTGGCCAATAATCATGTATTGTTCTACCCTTAGTAATACCCAATGTTGTTCCGTTTGTCGCATACTTTAATTCAATGTTCTTACCATAGGGCTTAAGCATGTCTAGTATCTTATAATGTTGAGGATCCATAAGAGGCTCACCCCCTGCAAACTCTACTCTACGGAAGTGTGGCAATAATTTCTCAAAGTCATTCCACCAGTTATCACTATCGTCAAATGGTCCAATATACTGTCCGGGTTTCTTAACTAAACTATCAACAGTTGGAACAAGATAATTGTTTTCTTTTATGTAAAACGGCTTGATACTATCCCAGTCTTGCCAGCTTGTACTGTCTAATGGGTTGCACATTCTGCATTTAAGATTGCATAAATTGTTTAATTTGATTTCCATAGTGGGAAATTCAAATGGCATAACTTCTTGTAATACCGTATCGGGGTATAGATTGATGCGAGACTCGGGAATGACACCGTTAATATGACGTTGACGCAAGCTCTCAACGCCCTGATCTTCTAGTTCAAAGCATGGCTTACATACATCAGGTCGTTCATTGTTTAATACTTGTCTACGAACCTCCTGCATCGTATCATTATTCCATATAGTTTCCAATGAATCTTTCTGAATAAATCCAATAGGTAGACTACGGCAACAGATTTTAACTGCTCCATCTTCTCTAGTTGCTAATCCTGTAAAAGGATGCATACAAAATGTTTTACTTTGATTCATTAATAGCCCACATACGTTCTTTACACCAAAAGCACTCATTACAAATAGGTACCATTTGACCCTTTTTATAATTCTTATAATCTAAATTATCAAACGTTCCCTCACAACTTCTAGTTAATTCAAATAAATCAACTATGTCTAGCTCACAATATGTTTGGTATATCTCACTTTTTTCTATAAATCTAAAAGGATGATGTACAACCATGTCCATATGTATAGTCTTTTCTAAGTGATGATTGTCAACAGTTGGGTCTATATCTCTTGTTGGCATGCCACCAAAACTAACATTCTTTGGGTTTCTAGTCACCCCGTTATAGTATGCTTCAACATTGTTCTGGAAACATATAAACTCAGCAAAGGATCTTAATTCTAGTGTGTCACCGGAAACTAGTTTCCCATATTCATCAACTATCGTTCTTCCCTTATCGCCCCATTCTAGTTCAGGTGGAATGAAATTAGTATGTACTTTAAACTCAATATATGGAAATGTATCTTGTATATAATTAAATACTCTTTTAAAATCTTCTTGTTGCCATGGCTTAGATTTCCAACAGCGTATGTTGTTGATTATATGCACTTTGGCATTAGTTATATTTGAACATACCAAATACGTTAATAATGCACTATCCGCCCCACCACTGACCGCTATAGCAATATTCTTATGCGAAGGATCTACTGGTATTTCTATCATAGTCAATATTTATTAATAAATACCGTATGATAAAAAAAACAAACTTTGAATTTCCAATGTATGATGTTCAGGCAGTTATTTCATCAATTACCCATGAGGATGTTGTTATATTAAACAACCCGACGGGCGACTTCTTCTACGAGCCATGGCACATCAAAGAAGAATACAAAAATACTGTGTTTGAAAAGTTGTTATC